CGCTTGCCATCTCTTGAATAAAACCCTTGACCGGGAATGTACATGCACCTCAGGCCATTCAGCTTGGGCATCGAGACCACGTGGCCGAACTTCGAGGCGTCATAAATCCCAGCGCGCATAAAGGATGCGGCGATTTGTGGGTCTTTTTCTTTTGTATCTTTTGTCATAAACTTAATATTCCCAAATCCACTGTTGAAATCCTAACATACCTTTCAGCTTAACCATACGACGCATCTCGAAGATTACGTCGATGGCGACGTTCTTCGGATGCTTGAGTTTGATCTTATAAAGCGCATCCCCGGCGACACTCGGCGCGCCTTTGTCTGTTGTTTTCTCGGGCTTGTATCTTAACTGCTGATGCAGATACTTCACGACCTGATCCGGGCTGCCGGGATTAAGGTCGAAGCCGACGAGGATTTTGAGGATTCTATTTAACTGCTTATAGCGTTCTTCGCAGCGTCGTACGATGTATCCGCGCTTGACAGGATCGAAGTGCATTCCGTGGAGGGACATGAAGGCGTAGTCTGCGAGAGATCGACTGGCTTGATCGACAGAGTCTTGAAGTCCAGCGTCGTTTCGGATGAGGTTAATTTGACCATAGTAAATTTCTCGGAGGACAATAACGTCTTTAACGTTGTAAGCGCGGAGCTGCTCAAATTGTGCTCGATTGCGAGGATCAAAGTTTCCTGCTTCATCTTTATGGAAGGGTCTGTTGCTGTAAAGAGTGGCTTGATGGGCCAGAGACTTCTCAGCCTCCGGAAAGATTCGATGGCCTGCGACCATGGTGTCATAGATGTCATGGCCGAAAGGGATCTTGTAGAAGGCGGCGAGGAAGCATAGGTCGAAGAGGGCGTTGTGGATTACGACACGGCGTTTCTTTAGTTCTCTAATGAAGCGAGCAAAGAAAACCACACCGACATTAAGATTGCCGCCCCAATCATACACAGGAACAGAATAGACAGGACTCTCGCCACACGCAATGGCCAAGCAGGTGAGTGTGTTGGTCTTTGGATGGGTCTCAATGTCGAAGAAGATTGGACCTTCGAAGTCGAAGACACTTGTGCATTCGGCGGCGCGTTGACAGATGACGGTTTGGGGTTCAGGTTGAACTTTTTCGGGGTCATAAGTTAGGAGTTTCTTGATGTCTTGTGCGAACCAGAAAGAGTAGTTACTGCGCTTCGTGGGGCTTGTGCTTTTTCCATCATCCTTATCTAGGATGTCTTCGCCTTCTAAGGCATCTTCCAAAGAATCTTCCATAGCCCACGCGTCCACACAATCTTGGGGCCAATAGGTTACTATGTATTGTGTTTTGTTTGGAGAGAGATAGACGACGCCGCGAAAAGCATCGAGAGATTTACCTTTCGCAAGCGGGAGATAATCTAAGGCTTTGGCCCCGGCGAAGATTATCTTCTTGATGCCGCTTGGCTTATTGGCTCCTTTGAAAAAATCATCTGCGAATGTTATAAAAAGATCAGATGGATTATCCAAGTCAATATTATAATTAGCCAACACAGAACGAACAAAATCTCCGGCGGGTCCGAGAAGGATACCGTTGTTTTCTTTATCAAATCGCGAAGGTCCATGGAGAACGAGGGCTATCATGTTGATGGTTAATTAAAGAGAAAAGAAAAGGCAGACTATTTCCGGTCTGCCAGCGGTGCGATGGGGATATGTCTGAGGAAAGAAACCTCTTAGAAAGTCTCGCAGTCTTTCTAAGAGGCGCGTGTCTCTGTGATAGCAACCACTCTATCGCTGAGACTTAAAAGGCGGCCAAGGGCGACGCGGGGCCTTTGACTTGAGAGAAGTCAAACTGGCTGTTGTATCGCTTGACGATAGCCTCGCCGTTCTCATCGCGCTTGGCGAACTTGAGATCGCGGGAGTTCGATGGGTCGTCGGTGACATACTCAGGCTGCGACTGGACGAGCATGTTGAAAGCCTGACCTTCGAGAGACTTCAACGCGTCGGCCACATCCAAGTCGGAATAGTCGTCGGGCAATCCGTCATACAGGCCGACAGTCTGCAGCGCACCGGCAAGAATCTCCAGCGCAGAGTCAACGCCGTTCTTGTTCTCCAGCATGATGTACATGTTGCCCTTTGCGCCCAGCGTCTTATAGGTCACGCCAGCGGCCACAGTGGTCTCGGGCGCAATGATCTCGCACTCACAGACAACCATCTTGAAACCCTTTGCGCTCTGCCGAGTCTCGGTCTTGTGGACCAGAACCTTATAGACGTTTGCGGGGATGAAACCGATCTTGACTTCAGTACCTTTTTTCATTTTTGTTTTGTTTTTTGTTTTGTTTACTAGCACCGACAAATGGGAGGGAGCTTTTATTGGGCCACGTTTGATAGATGATTCTTTGCGGCCGATATGATTTGATTTATACCGTACCTTAATTCAAATGCGTTAAGGAACTCAGGAACATTATCAACAAGACCATCATAGTTAGTGAGGTCTAGTTGATTGACATATGCTTTAGTCTCGCCCGTCTGTGGGTTACGCTTGATTGTGAGGCAGAGTCGAATGTCGATGCGTTCCTTTTCTACGAAAGGTAAGTTAGATGCGACAGGTGCGATAGTTTCAATGCTCATAGTATTAGGGTTTAGAGAGTTCAGCGGCAATCTTATTCAATGCCTTCACAACACAATTCTCCATGGGATTAGGCAAGCCCCAGAAGATAGGAGTCTTCGCGGTCGTGACGCCATCGGTCTGTGTGGCGAAGTAGTATTGAATGGTATCAGATCCTTTCTCTTTCTTCGCATAGACAGACCACACGGCGAGACACTCAGACTCGATGCCTTTGTTTGCCCACTCTTTACCTTGGACATAGAGGCGGCGGCGCGTAGTCATACTGCCGTCAAGACCTTGAATCGGGACGATCTCCTCAAGGCCGGTGATGATGACGGTTTTATCTAAAGACTTTAGGTTAGTGCACAAAGTCTGGATGCCGTCGTTGTAGTTCTTCCAGATATCGAAGCCTTTGTAGATTTGTTCGCACTTAACTTGTAACTGATCAATCGCGGCGGTGATTGAGTCAATGACGACTAGGTCCTTAGAAGAATCTTTCTTGACTTTGTTCAGTTCGACAGTCAGCTTATCGTAGCTGTCGATTGGGATGACAAGTCCTTCCGAGCGCACACGAAACGGCATACCCTTTCGCTCGGCGTCGAAGATAACGGTGCGTGCGGGATCGACGTTGCGGAAGGACGTAGACTTGCCTGAGCCACTCGGGCCAACGAGTGCGATGAGGGTCTTTGGCCATTGAGGTTTTGCTTGAGGCATTTGAGGCTGTAGTATTTCTATTGCCATATGTTTTATTTTTACCAAGTCAAAGGCTCGTACTTAGTTATTGAGCACTCCGACAAAAAGAGTTCAAGCTGCACAGCGTTCTGCGCAAAGCAGATTCGCTTGAAGGGACAGCTCGGGCAGGCATTGCACGCTTTGCCACTAGGCGGCGGGAGCTTATCGTGGGCCAAGGCTTCGTTAATGTCTTTGGAGAAAGTCTCGATGCGATCTTTGACTTCCGAATCGAACTCAGCGAGTTGTTCTTCAGTGAAGCTCCAGTCTGGACCAAGGCGCCATGCTGGAGAAGGAAGAGAGATCTGGACAATGAGAGTCCTTATGACCATGCGACGATACCATGCAGAGTTTGCATAGTTGATGTCGTCTTTGAAGATCTCATAAGCGAACTTCTGGAAGATGTAGTAGTAGAAAGAGAACTGCGTGTCGCCTTCATAGCCTGCGACTGCGTCTTTGAACGCGTACTTGCGCGTTGTCTTATAGTCTGTGATCTGCACGATCCCGGCGGGCGTGGCAGAGAGAACGTCAACGGTGCCCACATAAGCGAAGCCCGGGCGGTCGACGACTGGGATGTTGAAGTGAAACTCAGCCCCGCGATTATCGCCAAACTTGAGGGGCATTGGGAGAGAAGACAAAGGCGCCGCAGTCAAAGCCTTCCGAATCTGATCTTGATCTTTAGTGGGAAGGTTCTTTTCCTTCGCGGCTTTGAAGGCTTCGAGACAGGCTTCTTGCCACTTCTCTCCGCTCCGGTCAAAGGCTACGTTCTCTGCGAACTTGTGAATAATCTTGCCGACAGTCAAGGCGGTGATATCTTCGGCGGGTTTAAGGCCGAGGAAGACTGTAAAGAACCAGCGCCGCGGACAGGCTGAGATCTTTAGGCCGCTTGCGTTGATTGGGATAACGGATGGAATGCCTTCATGGGGCAAGTCTTTGTATGTTATTTTCATTATATTATTTAGGGAAAAGAAAGAAAAGAAAGAAAAGAAAGAGAAAGAAAGAGCTACCCAGCGCGCCGTCCCAGGGGAAACCTATAAACCCTGCTGCAAGAACAGCTTGCAGAACGCACTGAGTAGCTCAAAATTATTTTTTATATTTGAAAGTAAAGCCCCGGCATTTCTGGCCGCGATAGATTTGCTGAGACACTGCGGCTGGATTTACTTTAAGAGATAAGGCTGCGGCTTTGGCAGAAGGATATTCTTTGCCGGTCTCAAGACAGATGACTGGCTTACATGCATTATTACCGGGGCGTTTTTTCTTTGAAACTTTCACTTCTTCAGCTTGAAGTTTTGAGTTTGATTGATGATGGCTTGAACGTCTATGCCTTTTAGCAGAGGGTCGTTTAGGAGGGAAGCGAGATCGGTGCCGGTTGGGCGCGTGTGAGGGAAATGCTTGAGCAGGAACTTCTCAAGCTCTTTGTCTGTCATCTCTTCGACGGGTTTAGGGAGGCCGAGAAGGAGATCGAGTTCATTAAGAGAGGAGTTACTCATAAGTCATAGAACAACACAGCAGAGTTTTGTTCGGATGATTGCTTTATCCGTCATGCTTTCCGCTGCTTTTGCCGGGCTGTCGTAGAGCATGGTCGAGAACCATGTGCCATTCATGCTGTATTTGTAGCAATAGAAGTAATACTCTCTTGGAGGATTAGCTTCTTCTCTGGCGGTTGCATATGTAACTCCTTCGTTGTTTGGTGTGGCACTCATATCATTGATTATTTCTGAACTCTGCGTATAAGTTATTAAATCTTTCCGATCTTTTTCTGATGTTAGCGGGGAGTCTATCAAAGTCGTAATCTCGCCGGGCGAAAGCTTCAAGTCCGATATTCCATGCGGCGTAAACATCCCTTGGATCTGGAGTGTTCTTTCGCTGGGCGAGGCAAAGTCTGAGTTCAAGCCAGCATAGATGCGCCTTAGCACAGCGCCGCGCTTCGGTTGGAATATGGCGGCTATCTTTTTCAGAAGGGAAATGCTGGCGCCAGACTGCGCGCTTGAGTTGATATCTTGAGAGTTCACCATTGCGGCCTTTCGCTTTGTCGTTGTCGTTAGATTCGATCTGACTGATTGCCCGAAGCTTCGCGTCGAAGTCTTGCTGCAGGGCGATGAGTGTTGTTTCTGCTGTGAAAAATACTATAGAGAGCATAAGAGATTTCATAGCGGTGGCCAGAAGTATGGCAGGTTATCGGGGACATTTGGAAAGTGTGGTCTGTAATAGTCTGCTTTCTTGCGGATCAGATTACTCTGATGTGTCTTGTGTAGATAAGAGCCGAGCCAATGAGGCTGGATGATGTAAGGATATGTTAGGATCTCTTTCTCGAAATGAGGAAGTAGATTATCTTGATAGCCCCGGCGGCGAGCTTCTTGGCAGATCTTGATGGAGTATAGACAGAGCCAAGCGGGATAGTTCTTTACCATGCGCACAGCGGGATGACTGCGCCAGCCAGTTGACTTACCTTGCAGGGTGTTGAGGATTTGAAGAGACTCGACGCGCTGCTTCATGAGGCGCTGGGTGTCGAGCACGCGGGCGCTTTGTTCGATGTCGGGATATGGGAGGAAGATTTGCACTGTAGATTTTGTGGTTCGGGGCCTATGTTAAATTCTTGATACTCGTTTGGATCAAGGCATGGAAAGTGTATGTCGTGTTCTGGTCCAAGTTTTTCCCACTCGGGATTGATGACCCATTTAGTTTCTTCTTTCATTATTCTAATCCTTTCAACATCTCCTCGCTCATCTTCATCGCGATGAGTTCGTTGGGAGTTGTCTCGATGATGATTGTGTTGTCTTGCATGGCGAGCTGCCGGGCGAACTTCTCTGCGCTGCTTGTGTAATTCTGCCAGCTTGCCTGACTTCCCACCTCGCCACTGTTGACGAATGAGATGATCTCTTCGCGGAAGACTTCTTCGTTGAAGGTAAAGGGTTCTTCGTCTGTGCCGCCCAAGAGCGGAGTCATTGCGTCGAGAATGTTTTCGATTGGTTCAAGAATCTCAATGACAAGATTTACTTTACGCACTGAGATGTGCACTTTTTCTTTCAGCTCATCGACGATAGGAATATC